AATCGTGACCGACATGATCATCGAACGATATACTTAGAGCTTCAGAAAGAATAGATGGAATTGCATCACGACTCTTTGTCTTATCATTACCATCAGCAATCTTCACAGATTCCATCAAGGCAAGATAGATTGCACGTTCTTTACACCACTTCTCAGTGGTATCAATTAACCATTCTTGTTCTAGTTTTTCTTCGCGAAAAATATTCAGAACTTCAATACATTCTTTAAAGATATCTTCCGAGATATCTTTTTTGTTCTCAATCTCAATGGAGAGAACAGATTTAGTCGGAAGAGTTCCATACATTGTGATGTAAGAATTAATCTCATGGAATATAATCTTCTCTGAGAATACATCGAAGTATGTATCTTGAATGAAAGGAATAACCTTTCTCATATAGTCTTCATTGTAAATCAGATTAGAAAGAATCTTATGTTCAATCCGGTCGATCATTCACCATCACCTTCAAACGAACCATAACTATACTCCTTAGAAGCGCATTCGTCAAGTGCCTGCATTATCTCTGGCGTGAAATATTTTTCTGGATCTGCTAAAACAGTCTTTGCATATGTTTTAATACCATTGATTTCATAGCGTCCACCAGATTTAGTGAATACACCATACTTCTCACCCAGTTCTAGAAGTCCATAATATTTGTCAAGACCACGATGATCATAGAACAAACGAGTTTGAACAATAGAATTCTCTTTTGTGAAACGAGACTTGAATGACTTACACTTCACAATATTACCCACAACATCCGTACCATCCTTCTCCTTGGACTTAGACAAATAGATGATGGTAGAGGCAGCATATTTGAGTCCAGAACCCCCTCCCATCTCCTTCATAGGGACGTAGGCGCCCACCACGTCATAGGTGTGGTTAGTGACGATCAGAGGGATACCAGCGGTCCCTAGCTTAAGTGTGAGAAGACGGAAGATGGACTTAGTGATCTGTGCCCTAGTCATATCCCTGGTCTCTTTACCAGCGGCCGCATCCTCCAGTTCTTTGGTAGTAGAAAGCATACCGAGACTGTCCAAAACAAACATCAATGGTGGACGATCTTCTTTTTTAGTTTTCATGTACTCATCAACAACCTTAATCGATTGAGTACGAAACTCCTGAACAGTAGTGACAGGAACCAAACCAATGCGAGAGGTATCAATATCCCTCTCTTTCATCATAGATCTAGTTACAGCAGATTCAGACTCAAAGTAAATTACTTCGCCAGTCGGATTCTGTTCCAGAAAATATCGCACCATTGATAGTGCAAAGAATGTTTTACCCGTGCTTGATTCTCCAGCAAGAGCAGTGATTTTATTTCCTGGAAGTCCACCATAGATACTACCACTCAATAGGGCGTTGAATATGTAAGAACCAGTGTCAATAAACTGGTCGCAGTCAGCACCAACAACACCGTCCTCAACAACTCCAGCATACTCATTATCCAACTCTTTAATTACAGATTTAAGAAAACTCATAAAATACTCCTTGTTAAAATTATTCTACCATCAAACGAAGAAAGATTCAAGACTTCCACGTCTCTCAACTTGCCATCCGATGGTTTCTACTACGTTCTTCAATGGTTCGACAAAACTTTTTTCAAATTGTCTGTCATAATCAATATACTTATCTAGGTTCAACTCTTTAGGTAGAGTTTGTAAATAAGCAATGATATTCTCACCAATTGGATTTGGAGTCTTCAAGTATACAAACTTGATTTTCTCTCCCTCCTGAATCAGTGGATATTTATTCTGCAATTTCTTCTTAGAAATAAAGTGATTATACAGAATAGCACCACGCACTTGAATGGGTGTACCTTTCTTGTACAAATCAGCAGAACTCCGGTATTTGTCTAGACCATTACATCCTCTGGGAAATGAAATGTTTTCAACACCTTGTTCTCTAGATTCTTTACGAACATCATCAATGAATGAAATTAGATCATCATTAGTATTGTTAATGATGATAGTAAATGCTTTCTTCAATTTATCTCTGAAGAATGCAGGAGTTGAAGATCTTGCAGTCTCCAATCCCATGATCTTCAGTTTAGGTTTCTCATAACGAACACCCTCACTGTCCCACACATTCAAAATGTATCTCTTCTTAGCAGTCCAGATTCCACGGTCAGCAATGTTCTCCCGTTTCATCTGCATCTTTTGATCGTATGCGTTTACTTTCTCGGCCAGCGTTTGGTAAGAACTTTCAATATACTTTTCAAGTTCCAACTGACAGATCTTGTCAAGGAACGTAACAATCTTATCATTAGAAGCCTTTCTCCCACCGTATATAGTTTCGACCACAGGACCCATATTAAGATAGATACTATCAGTATCAGAAGCAATAACATAATCTTCCCCATCCGTTTTTAACAGTTTATTTAAATAACTATTCATCTTAGTTTCAATCCATCGGATAGAAACCTGACCAGACAAAGTGATCGCTTCTGCATTTGCAATTCGGAAATACCTGAAGTATTCATTACCAATAGCACCATAAGCAGAGTTCAAAGAAATCTTCTTTGCCATCTGGATATTGTTACACCGTGAAATCTCTTTAGAGAGATCTGTTGATGGTGTATTTTCATATGCTTGTTTTGCAATAAGCATTTTCTTTTTAAAGATGACACGATCATCATACATCTTCTGCATCAGTTTAGGAAGAAATCCCTGAAAGTCTTTCCTGTACTGAGCACCATTTGCACATAAAGAATACTTCTCATTACATACAACTGGTTCACTCAAGATTTTATCCACAGTAACTGTAGGATGTTTTTCATCTACCAAAGTTTCTGGTGAGATGTTGTATTGCATAATAAGGTGAGGATAGAGAGAGTTAAGGTCAAAACTTACAACCCAGTCATACATACCGGGAATAGGTTCTTTGACATATGCACCAGCGTATGCAGAATCTTTCTTATGTATAATCTTTGGCGGGACAACAATATTGTCTTTCTTTAGATAATTAAAGATAATATTGTCCCAAGTTTTGACCTGTGAATATACGTCTTCATAGTTTTCCTTTGCGTCATATGCCATCGTCAGACACAACTCAATCAGTTTCATCTTGTCTTCCATACGGTCAACAAGTTCTACGTCAAGAATGTTGTAATCAATAAACTTTTGCCAGTTGTTTGTGTAAAATGCTTTGAAGTTCTCAAACTCACTGTGATCTAGTTTTTGTTGACCCAGTTCAATAAACGCGATATGATCAAGTCTATAGGATTCTTGGTTTGTATAAGTGAACTTCTTATATAGATCAAGATAATCAAGACAAGAAACTCCACCAAGATCGTAAGCAATATTTTTTCTTCCGTGGATGAAAAACTCTCTATAATTAATAAGATTCCATGGGGAAAGAGAACGCATATGTTTCTCGGAGAAAACACGTTCTAACCGCCGACAAATGTATGGGATGTCATATAGATAGACATTCCAACCAGTAACAACATCAGGAGTATTTTGAACCCAGTGATTGAGAAATTTGTCTAGAAGATCTTTCTCATCATAACAATATATAAATTCAACATCGTCACGATTATTATCGTACTCTCTCGTACCCCAAACAATAAGCTTTTTACTATTTAAATCCTTGATGGTTATACAAAGAATAGATTCTGAAGCACTTTCTACATCTGGGAATCCATTCTCACACTCAACCTCAATGTCAAGTGTGATGATGTTCATCACCGACATATCAAATTTGATTTCTTCCTGTGGAAATTTATCAGCAATATACTGATAGAGAAATCTTTCATAACCACAGATCTCAAAATTATCAACTTCAGAATACTTCTTAATAAAATCTCTGGCCTCCCTCGGGTTCGAGAAAGTGATAGGTTTAACAAATTTATCATCCAGCGTTTTAAACTTGCTTTCCTTTGGGGATGGTACAAAAAGGACAGGGTTAATCTTGTCCCTAAACATCATACGGGCCCCATGTTGATAACCACGATAGAGAATTTGATCTCCTACAAGTTGAACGTTGGTGTAAAAATTCATGAATTAATAGACTTCTTATAAAGAGTTTCTACTTCGTCAGATGGAGTGGATATTGTTATGATACGATTTGAAAAGATCAAAGTATCAGTTTCATCAGTATACAAAGGCCACTTCCTGAATGTTATTGTACCATCAATGTCAATAATCTCCCTACAGTTCTTTAAAAAACATGAAGGTTCTTCATCCAATTCTTCCACGTCAGCTACAACAATTGTATCATTAATCAGTTCAATTACATGTAGGTTCATAAGGGCTCCTAGTTTCAGCTATTCTACCACAAAAAAAGAGGGGCGTCAACTGGATTTTGCCAGTTGTACCCCTACGGCGACGATATTCAATTCTGTTTATTCAATATCATACATTTTCAACTTTTGATGATCGGGAATAATTCTTTTCAGATCAACAATCAACATACCATTCTCAAATCTAACTTCTCCAACTTCAACATCATCGGATAAGTTAAAACCTCTAGCGAAGGTGCGAGTTGCAACGCCACGGTGCATGTACTCCACGTCATCAGCTTCCTTCGCAGACTTGGACTTGATGATCAACACATTGGATTCTGTAGTGACTTCAATGTCATCCCGTGACCACCCAGCCAGTGCTAGTTCGATACGCCAATTGACGTTCGATTCTTTTACAATATTATATGGAGGATATGAACCACCAGGATTATCCATACCATATGAATGTAACCTGTGGAAAACATCATCAAGTCCGACACTGTATTTTCCCACAGCATCAAGAATTTTGCCCATGTCACTGGACGTGTAACGTGTAAGTCCCGTCATTTTATGCTCCTCTAAAAGCGAGTTTTTTTGTGTGATCCCCGAAGGCAATCAAATTTATTTATAAAAAACATAAAAAATGGTACGATGTGAAACCCGTACCATAGTATGGTATTTTCCGAATGGAGTGTGCCGTACGAAGGACACATAATTATTTATACTTGACTAAATAGTATATAAGGTCTATAATAGACCTGTCGTTCATCCGACGTTGAGTCGGACGCAAGTAAGTCGCGCAACGGAGCGTTGATCCTATGTTACTACCTTTGATGCTGT